CTGCATTCACTATTGAATGTGGACTACCAAAAAGGCCTAACCAAACTTTAAGTAATACTTCTTGTATACCGGCTAAGTTTGCTCCAATTGCACCTGCTGCAAGGCCAATAAGTTTTGAGCCTAAGGAGTCGTCAGCTGTTGATGCTTTTACATTAGAATCACCAATACCAAATGTTCTAGCTAATGCAAATCTTGAATAGTTTGATTTAATAACATCACCAATTCGCAATCTAACAATTGGAGAAGCTCCAATTACTTGACTAAAAGGCATGTAAAACTTGCCACCTTCACCAGCTGTTGCAGCATTAGAAACCATTGAACCTGCTGTCCATTGTGGGTATAACAATGTTACTAATTTATTGATCTTGTACCACATCGAATCAAAATCTTCTCTATTTGTAGCAAATAAAGTAAAAGCAACTTGTAGACTGCGTGTAGTATTTTTATAAATTTGTATAGCATCCATTCTACCGTAACCATCGATTGAACTATAGCTAGGTGTAATACTGTCAGTCAGCGTGTCTAAAAATGCATTAAAAGATATAATTTCATTCGTTCGCAGGTCTTGAATATAAAAAGGAACATACTCGGCATCTAATTTATCTTCAACAATTTTAACAACCTCGTTAGGGATTCTGTTATACGACCCATCAACATCAACACCAGTATAAGTATTTTTAACCAACTTAGATCCAAACATTCCACGGACAGGACTTTCACCATTAAAAGTGTTATTTAACTGAGATGCTGCTCTAATAATGTTTGCCGGCAATAAATACATAGACGGCGCAGCATCTTGTTCCCAAGATAGCTGATTTTTGTTTGATCCAGACTTTTTCCTAGACTTATGAACTGCTCTATTATCTGGAATTGCGTCTACATCTCTCGGGTGTTTAAAATCAGATTCTGCATTTTTAACTCCGGATGTCGATTGAAGACTGATATCACCAATTACTGCCATTACATTGAAAAATTTAATAAAATTGTTTTTTAATATTAAGTCTCTATAGACTAAAAATAAATCATTGACTTCTAAAGTTTCGTTTAATGCACCATATTTTCCTGCTATAGTCTTGTATGACTTAAGCACAGAGTTGGCTATGGCTAACCAGTAACCCGGGCTTTGAGCAATTAAATTATTTTTAATAATTTTTTCTTCATCATTTGAATCTTTATCTGGACCTAAGACTATTTCTAGTCCTCGATCAACAGCATCACCAAATGGATAGGTTGTATTTGTCAAGATACTATTGATAATGTGGTTGTCTATTTTTAGTGATGCTAATTTTCTAGATTTTCCTAGCATATACAATCCAACATCAACTTTTGAATTTTCTCTTAAATAAGATTCAGAGTCTGATGCTAAATCAATTTTATCAGCATCCCTGAGTTGATTCATAAAACTATTAAAAAAGTTACCAGCAATACTTTTAAGGGCTATTAATGATATAGCAGCTTGTATTTTGTGAAGCTTTATAGATTTTCCAGTAAATCTAAAGGCATCATTATAAGTTGTACCAAAACTATCAATACTATCAGAATTATCTAATGCATTATTATCGTTCTCAATTAAATCGCCTCTTCCTGCCCTTAAAGATTCGCCTGATGCTCCAGTTGGAAAACCTTTTGCATTTTTACTCCTAAGATTACGAAAGTTAACACTGTTGAACCCTGTGTTTTTGTCTATGTTGTTGTTTATGTCTAATGAAGTAATACCTTCACTGATATCCTCGATATTGCCAGAGCTACTTGGACTGTCACCTCGATCAAATCCAGAAGCTTTATATAATAATGACGCACCTAATTTTTTTAGATCATCAAAACTAACAATACTGTTATTCTGGTCATAAACACCAAATTTATTTTGAACGTTTAATGTACCCTTGTTGTTATTTTTTTCTGACGATTCAAACTCTTTAACATCTTGGGGTTTTGATGTAAATGAAGTTTTATTTTCATCGCCTACGTTTGCAAACCTATTGTTTTTTAAAAATATTCTTTGTGTTGCTTGTACAATATCGTTTTCTATGCCGTTAGGGTTTGTTAAAGTCTGCCCTGATGTACTTAAAGGCCGGCCAGTAATATCTTTAAGTTTGTCATGATTTGAAAAGTTATTACCTGTCTTATCTATTAAGTCAGTAATTGGTGTACCGGAATCATCAAACTGTTTACTATTACTATTTTCATTAAGTTTTGCTTTTAATAATGTACCTTGCTCAACAAAAATGTTTTCAGCACCCATACTATCAGCAATAGGTATTGAATCACCTTTGTTTGCGCTAGCTGCTAAACTGTTACCAGTCTTGATTTTAAAATTATTGGAAGAGTTGTCAACTAAAAACTTCAAATATTCGCCTAACAAACCGGATGTATCATCTAGCAAGTCAAGTAGTTCTTCTTCTGTGCCTGGTTCTAATCCAATGCCATCTGGCGTAGTACTAGTAGTAATTGATATTGAATCTTGTGTAGATCCTTTTTGCGTAAGGAAATCTTTTAATGTTTCTCTTGTTATTCTAGACAATTTTTGACTCCTCTAAGTTTTGTAATATTATTTCTTTTAGTTGACTTAGTTGCGTTTTGTCATTTAAAACATTATTTTGCGATTCGATAATAGTTTTAAAATCTTTAAGCATGCCTAGAACATAAGTATCAATTTCTTTTAACTCATCTTTGTTTAATCCAAATTTTAAAACATATTCGTATATTTCTTCTTTAATTTTTTCTTCTAAATTCATAGTTTCCTTATTTCTCAGTTACAAACGTAATATTACCGCCGTTCTTTTCTTCTTGGATTGCAAACAATTTGTCGCTTAATTTACCAGAATCTAGTGTTAAGTTTACTCTCATTTCTTTATTTTGTTTTAATGTGTCAATTAAGCTAGCAACATCACCTGTTAGAGCTGATTGATTCTCAATACTCTTGTCTATATTTTCACTGCGTTTTGCAATGTTTTCGGCTTCTTTGTTAGTAGCATCTTTTAGGTTTGCCACTGAGGTGCCTAAATCGCCTGTGGCAACTGTAACACGAGTCATTGACCCTCCTCCCGCAGTGGTAGCTACTTTATTCACCATCTCAGCAGTTATATCTGCTGCAGCTTGCGCTGTGTCTTTCATGACCGGTAAAATCTTTTTATTAAACCCACGCATCATATTAAGATCAGCGTTTAAAAGTACTCTTGCATTTTCTTTGGCTTCGTCTGATAATTTAAAGTCTTGTATTGTACTTACTGATGCTTCTGACTCTTTCCTAACAGTTAAGATGTCTCTTGCTATCGCGTCAGTATATCTTGCTTGATTCCTCAAGGACTCTTCAAATTCTGCAGAACCTCTAGAAGCACCTTCAAAAGCACCTCCAAACTCTTCAATTGCGTTTTGCATCCCATCAGCATCTTTTGCTGCATCAGTTGACGCCATCAATGCATCTTGATCGATCTGGATCCCTGTATCCATAAACTGTTGCATTTGTTCAATTGAGCTAAGACCTAATTGATCTGTTAGTGCTCGTTGTCGCGTTTTGGACATGTTTTCAACATCTAAACCGGCATCCAAGACTTCCTCTCGCATTCTAAGCATAAATTCTTCTTGATCTTCGTTTGCCAAGTACGTCATTTCCATGGCATCCATTTGAATTCCAAAAAGTGCTGAAAGGTCACCCATCTTACTAGCAGCATTATCAAAGTCCATAAACTGACTAGTCATACTTTTAAAAGTTTGAAAATCCAGCCCTAATGTGTTTAATGAAGCAGATATACGTCCAGCAGCATCGACACCAATATCTCCAAATAGATTAGTGTCTTTCATAATATCTAAGATATCATCTTTTAAATCTTTTGCTGAACCACCGGTTGTCTTTGCCAAGTTAACAGATACACTAGCAATATCTTCAAATATTTTTGAAGAAGCCTCACCAGTAAAAGCATATTGTCTTCTAAGAATATCGCTCATTGTAGAAGAATCAACGCCCATTCTTTTTCTTACTAAAGCAATTCTTTCCATTTCAGCATGGCCTTGACTCTTTAGAGACTTAGCTAGCGTAATATTATCCTCAGCAACATTAACCATAACTTCAGAAAACAATCTTGCAGGTTCAAGAGGATCTTTGAAGAGTGCAACTAAAAGATTTTTACCAGCCAGTGCACCAGAACTAAGTTCTAACATTGAATCTTTTCCGGCTGAGCCTACCATCGCCAAATGTTGTTGTGCATCTAAGGCTTGGCCGGCCAGTCCGGTGACTTCTTCGCCTGAAATATATGCTGCGTCAGATATTCCACCAAAATTTTCCTGAATTTGACGGAAATAGTCGATCTCACTATCTAGTTCGTCATTTAAATCTGCAAAAGCATCTGACATTATTATGGCTGACTGTGAAACACCTCTAAAAACACCACCAGTAATGCCTGTTACACCGCCGGACATCTTTTTAAATTTAGAATACATTCCGTCTGTATTCTTGTCTAAGTCTGCGATTGCGTTTTCTGCATTCGCCACATTAGCAGTATTGATCTCAATCCTGGTATTCTTTGTGCTTTCAGATGGTGGAGGACTAATATCAGACGGGGTGCTAGACGTGTTAACATTACTAAAGCCTTCTTTAATTGCTGCGGTAATCGCGTCTGCTAATTCTTTGTTATCCATAAGTTATCTCGCTTTTACATAAATATCTATTACAAGATTTACTTTTTCATTTGATTTTCAAACTGTGATAATCTAGCTAAAGAGTTATCTTGCTGGTTAGCACTTGTGTTGTTATTTTTAGTATTTTCCATAATACTGTTTTTGTCATGAAAATGTTTCGCTAGTCGGTCTAGAAACCATTTCCTGTATCGAATTGGAAGCTTTTTCACCTCGGAGTATGACATGTTGAGGTGGAGTTGGAGGGCGAAAAATTCCTCGAGAATTAATTCTCTCCAACTATGTAGTGGGCCAAAAAAACTCACTGGTTATCGGCAAGGCAATATCATTATTATGATTGCAACTATTACAATCATAATCCCAGGTCATGTCAATTCCTGGCTCAGATTGCCGAATGTGCTGTCTGAGAGATCTACTATCTAATGCGGGCATATTAATTACAAAGTGTTTAATTTTGTTCTTATCTGTAATACCATCAATTGCCAAGATGGTGTTTTCTAAAAAATTAGTAACTGAATTGTCATAAACAACGCCAGCTTTTTTTAATCTTTTTTCTGTAATAGCTATTTCTTTTTGGTCGTGACCGGTTAAAAATTTATAACGTATTACTTTCTTAGTGACGGGTAGTTGATATTCAAAAATATTTTTACCATCCTCAACCGGTTTGACTTCTAGCCGTTTAATACCTAGTTTTGAAAGCTCAACATTAATTTTGTTTTCATGACCACAATTGTTACACCCATGTGTAATCTTATAGTCTGAACCATAACCAGTTATTCTAATTGAAACCATTAGTGCGTTTCTATCCCCGGTTATTAAGTCATTAACATCAATTGACTTCTCTATAAGGCAAGAAGCTATTAGTTTTTCAACGACAATATTTTCTTTAATAAATGCCTGACTAGTCAAGATATCTTCCTCTTTAGCAGTCATTGCCTTTATTTGTAAAGTCTCTGTGTTGAACAGTAAACTATCAGGTGAATAAATAACGCCTCTAGTAGGTAAAGGTACACTTTCTACCGGTACCTCCCAACCAAAATCATCTTTCATTACATTGCTTTGGGGTATATTTCCCATATTATTTCTCCAAAAAAAAACTCCTGTTAGTATACAGGAGTTAAATTAATTTGTAAAAACTTATTATTGCTTAGAATTGTAATACACAATTATCAACGTCAAGTGTTAAACTTATTTTCATAATTTCATCACTATCATAACTTAGAGTTCCAAAGTTAGCTGACTGTATTTGTGCGCCCTTGATATCCCACAATTCTACAACGGTACCGATTGGATCTAACATTTTTAATTGAAGATCACGCTTATAAAAATCAGCATATCCTGCTCGACCTGAAACGGATTCATAATGTGTTCTTATCCATTCCATTACTTGTTGTGCCCCAGAAGGTGCAATCGGATCGTGAAGGTCAACTGTGATACTTCCCCACACGCCTCTTCCGTTTGATATTTTTCGATAACTATTAATGAACTTAATGTCACTAGATTGAAAACTTATATCAGGTCGCTTCGTAGAAGTTACTAAAAATGAGTCAATACCTTCAATCGCAAGGACCCAACGATAACCTCTTTTTGGTTCGAACTTGTTTGGTAACATATCTGTGACTGAAAGTGTTTCTGCCATTTTAATCTCCTTAATCTATTTATATATATCTATTTCTTAGATATTTGAACCTGCATTTGTAACAACAAAATCAAGTGCCACAAATTCAACTGAACGCGTTGGCTGTAAGAATATCTTACCGCGTATTGTATTGTTCTCAACATCAGCCTGTGTGGTTGTTGATGTATCAATAACTGCTTTGTATCGATCGATTCCACTTTGTTCTTGTACTCTTTGGAGGATTGGGTTAACCAAGGCAGTAAATTTTTCTAAAGTTTCTTCTCTATTCGGCTCAAACAACAAAGTGTTTGCAACATTTTTAACTTTTCTACGAACATTAATTAAAAGTCTTCTTACATTAATTCGATCTAAAGCAGAATTTGCTGATTGTAATGTTTTTTGACCCCAGATTGTAACACCAGTTCCTGGAAATGCTGTGATAGGATTGATATCTGCTTCGTAAAGATCATCTAAGTTTGTTCTATTTAGTCTAACAGCCGCTACCTCAACACTATTTAGTGCGCCTCTTGCAAAACCAGCCGGTGCAAACCATGGATGTGCAACCTTATCATTAAGCGAATACGCACCTAAGACTGCAACTGATGGAGGAACTTGGATAAGTGTGTTAGTGTTTGGGTCGGTCACAGTCACATCAGGAAAATATGCAGCTGCAAATGATGAGTTCAGTGCTCTATTCTTAAAAGAAGTAACTGTATTTGATACATGCGGTTTTTGGATTGACGAAGTTATAACAGTATTAACTTGATCTCTTTCTTCAATATCCATGATGTACATAGCGTCAAATCGATCTTCCACTTTTTGAACCGCGTAGTCTGTCACAGACGCATGTCTTAAACCCGGAATGGCAAGTATTTGAATATCAACATCGGTTTTTGAAGCCATGATATCAACAGCTTTTCTATATGCTGATACTGTATTATCATTTACGCCTAACGATAATGCATCATCCATTTCTCTTTTAACAGCAACGTTTGTTAACTTTGATTTTTCTTCATCAAAAATGTTAACACCGTCAAACCCACCTTGTGCCATGAATGTAAACTTAGCAAATTTAATATTACCAACTTTACCTAGATCATCTACGCTAAAGGCTCTCGTTTTATTAGTTTCATTAGCTGAGATGTTACCTTTTCGTGTATATGATGCGCTTAACCAGTATTCCGGATCTGCTAAAGTATCAGAACCAGTCCGAACAAGAATATTTTCTAAAGTAAATTTATTATTATTGAATTTATCGCTGTCTAATACGGTACCATTAACATCAGCAACGCCGGCATTGTTACCTGCAGAAAAGTTAATAACATCTATTCTATGAGAAGGAAAATGCTTAGTAAAGGACTTAAAAGAATTATCGGGCAAACCTATTAAGTTAGGTTGTGTGGCAGATGTTTTTCTTGTTGTTTGAACACCCCAAAATAATCTTTGATCTGACTTTTTTGTTATACCAGTTCCTTGTGCAACAGTCTCTCTATAAGGAACAGGAGGTTCTTTAAGCGCTTGAACTATATTGCTAGTACTCCAAAGCGCATCAACGGATGCATTAAGTAAAGAACCACTGGTAACCAAGTGATTAGGACCTCTAAAACCAATAGGTAGTGCTGATATATCAACGTTCCCATTCTCAACATCATCAGAAATTTCAACTCTTATAAATCTAGACCTTACTGGGTGATTACCATCAACTATAATTTTTTGACTATTTGAGCCAACATCAAAGTTATAATAAATATTTTGATCTCCAATCGCTCTACCAACATATCTATCTGACCCTGGATTTAAAGATATGCCTCTAAAGCTCTCTAGTACTCTTTGTTCTTCATCAGTGTCGCTAAAAGAACGTACAACTAAATCAAATGTACCATATTCTTTGTTTGATGTGTTAGCTTTTCTAATATTTTCAATTGAGAATTTAAATTTATTTGCTGTATTTTCACCTGGTGAAAGCAAATGTACTCTAAATAAATCTTTTGGAGCAGAACCAAATGCCTGTGAAATAATAAAAGGCGTCTTCGCATGTGAAAACCTATCTTCAAAATCTTCGTAATTAGGAACCAAACTCGAGCCTTCATTTCTTGTTGAAATTGATGACGTTAATAAAAGACCAATATCTTCTGCTGTACTGTTTGATGATTCTGAATAGCCACCTATTGTTATAACACTACTACCTGTAACAACAGCCAAATCTGGGTATATATCGTAATGTGAATAAAGAAGATGT